GAACACATCCACGCAATGGCAGATCGCCGAGAGTTCGCGCTGCGCGATGCTGACCGCGGTAGCGTTCGGGTTGATGAGATTCAAACGCGTCCAGAGTTTCCGGCCGACGTGCTTGCTGTCGCCTATGACCTCCATCGTCAACTGCAAATACTCGCCGGTGCCGGCTTTCGTGTCTTTCATTTCGCTGTCGGTGATAATTACTTCATACCGGCCGGCAGGAAGTGCGTCAAAAGATTGTTGCGGCTCGACGTTTGCTGCGTTGAAATTGATTGTGGCCATGCTATTTTCCTTTAGGTTGTTTGGGTTCTGCGGTGGTCGTCATTGCGTCTGCCAATTGTGACCAATCAAGCGGCAGTGAATCGGGCAAGCTGTAGCGGTTTTTAGCAAGATAAGCCGGTTTCTCGCTGGTATATAACAGGCGTTCGCCGGTCGAAATTCCGCGGCTGACTTTGTTGTTAAAACCTACGTCGGACGATTTGACGATCGTCTTGTAGTTTGCAAAGCCCACAATGTCGCACCACTCCTGCACCAGCGCACTGCTACGCGCTTGCAGTTTTGGTTGATACCTTTCGTAAGGCTCCACTTCAGGGCTATCAAACCGCTTGATCTCGCAGTGCGCCAGCAGGATAGACGCCATTCCTTTTGCACGCAGGGCGGTCAGATCCTCCAGCACCTTGCGCCAGAGATCCGCGGCAATCACCGCACCTTTGCCGTATGCCAGATCCTTAGCTTCGTATTGCGAATTGATTTGCTCCCATATCAGGTTGTCCAACCAGTCAAGCGAGTCAATCACGACGGTTTGAAAGTCATGCTCTTCCTTGAGCGCCGTCAGTGCTTCCTGCACATCCTCGTAACTCTTGGCGACCGGGAAGTGGTCAACCTCCAGCCTGCCCAGCCCATCCTCGGTCAGGATAAAGATCGGGTTGGGGGCGCTGGCGCCAAAGGTGGTCTTACCCAATCCATGTGGGCCGTAGACCATGATACGGGGCGGCGCTAACGTGGTGTTGCGACTAATTGCCTGTAAGTTAATTGCCATAAATCCTCCGATTAAAAACTAAAAAGTAATACGATGAAAATCCAACCTGCCGCGAGTGTTGCGATGGCGCACGCGGCCGCGCCTGTGATTTCTAGAAAGTTCATTATTCGTCCTCGTTGGCGATGTCTTGCGCCAGCTCGTCAATCAGATCGGTGTCCTTGAGCCAGAGCCAGAGCAATTCGGTCACTGCCTTGCGTTCACGGTCGACGCGCTCTTTAAACAAGTAGGGGTGCATGTTGCTCATGGCGGCCAGATAAAGCTCGGCCATGTAACTGGCATCGCGCTCCTCGGTCAGGATGTCATACAGGTCAATGCGCGCACGACCTTTTTCGGGATACTGGCCATAATCCATCAGAGTTTCGACGGCCTGCTCTATGGCCTGTTCGCGGTGGGATTCCGTAACCGCAGCTTGCTTGCGGTTAAGGGGGTAACAGCGGGGGCAATCTTCGGCACCGCAGAGGCAGCGTTCTGGTGTTGGCATTTTGTTTCCTTTCGGTTGGTAGGTTGCTGCGTTATTGCGCTGGATTGCGGGGAATGCGGATACAGGTGACTGGTCATTTGCCCAGCAGGGCCATCTGAAATTCGGCCATGTAGTAATTGCGGTTGTCGCGCACAGGAAACAACTCGCCAGGAACAAAGGTAACGCGGAGTTTTTGAGCGTTGGCGAAAATCCACTCAGCACCTTTTGCGCAAACCGCAATGATGGTTTTTTCGGCAAACGCAGCGGCTTTAGGGGTAGCGGCGCTGGCGATCAGTTGTTTGGCGATTTCTTCAAAGTTCTGGACGGCTTGTTGTTGGTTCATGTTGTTTCCTTTCGGTTAATGGGTTTTTAACGTGTTGCCCACAAGAACGCATTGCGAGAAATTGTTAATGTGCGTTTACGTGCAGTTAAAGTCTTGCGGCATTCTGCAATAAGAATTTTGTCTTGAGCAAATAAGGCATGGCACAAAGCCGAGGACGCTTGTTCCAAACAACGCATTGCGTTGTCGTATTTGATTTCTGCGATTTGCGGGGAAAGAGTTTTCATTTTATTTCCTTTTGGTCGGTTGGTTGTTTGCTGCGATGTAGGTAGATTATCCCTGTGTAGACACCGTGTCAAGTATATTTGTGCATTTATTTTTATATGGTGTAAGATAGCGACACGTTATCAACCACAGGGAGTTCTAATGTATCTTACCGTTACAGATGCCGCCAAACGGTTAAAAGTTAGCCGACAATGGGCTACAACGCTGATAAATCAAGGAAAAATAGCCACAACCATTCTTGCCGGCCGGCGCGTAGTTATTGCTGATAAGGCGTTTGCCGCGCTGGAACGAGGGCGCCGGAAGGCGGGGAAATGAATGAGCTGGCTCTTTTCGCAGGCGCTGGTGGAGGCATTCTCGGGGGAAAACTGCTTGGATGGCAAACTGTTTGTGCCGTTGAATGGGAACCCTATCCCGCAAGCGTACTTGTCGCAAGACAAAATGACGGTATTCTCCCGCCTTTCCCGATTTGGGATGACGTACGCACCTTTGACGGAAAGCCGTGGCGAGGAATTGTTGACGTTGTATCTGGCGGGTTTCCCTGCCAGGACATCAGCGCAGCAGGACACGGCGCAGGCATCTCCGGCAGTCGATCAGGACTCTGGTCTGAAATGGCAAGGATTATTGGGGAAGTACGACCACGATACGCGTTTGTGGAAAACAGCCCAATGCTCACTTCTCGCGGACTTGGAACAGTCCTTGGAGATTTGGCCGCGATGGGGTTTGATGCAAGATGGGGTGTCGTATCAGCAGCAGACGTTGGTGCGCCACATCTCCGAGAGCGAATCTGGATTGTTGCTAAATTTCCCGACACCAACAGTGATGGATTCAACTCTATCCTGCAAAGGCAAAGCGGGCGCAAAAGGAAAACACAGTGTGCAACTGTCTCACCTAGCAACCAGTGGGGCTTTGATGACAGAAAATCATTGGGAAACTCAGGACAAATTGAGGGAAATGGGGATGCTGTCTGCGGCAGAGAAACGACAGAGATTTCCGACAGTAACAGCAACAGCCAATCAACTGGCGCCATCAATGCAGAGCAGGTATTCCAATCCGATTTTCCCGACACCGACAACGGGAGGCGGGGGTGGCGAGAGATCAGCGGAGAGGGCGGGGACAGGCGATCTGAATTTTATGGCGAGAACGAACAAATGGCCGACACCGGATACGAGAGGGTTTGTCAACAAGGGATCAGTAACGATGTTGGCGAAGATGACGAACTCCCGAGAGGAATTCAGCCGAATGGCTTATCGGTGCGCGGCTTCAAAGAAGGAAAGGATATGGCCGACCCCAACAGCGCACAATGCAAAAGAAGCAGCATATCCAGCGGAATTCCTCAGAAAAACGCCAACATTAGCGGCCACGGTAGCAATGCGGAAGTTTCCGACACCTCAAGCATCCGACAATCGGGATCGGGGGAATATGAGCAACCCTTCCATTCAGCGGAGAGTTGCAATGGGCAAACAAATAATGCTCAGTCAATCGGTGGACAACAATTCTGGCCAACTGAACCCAACGTGGGTCGAGTGGCTAATGGGGTGGCCGCTAGAGTGGACAGACTTAAAGCCATTGGAAACGGACAAGTTCCAAGAGTGGCAGCAACAGCATTCAAACTTCTAGCGGGAGAATTCTAATGCACCACAAAGCAAAAATACCATTCTGCATAGTGCAGGAAGCCCGACAACAGCGGCAGCGGTTCGGGCGCTCTTATGCCCAAATAGGCGCTTTTTATGATGTGAGTATGTGGACAGTTCGTTCGTGGTGCGAATACCAAACGAGGATTACGCGATGAGAAAATGCAAACATGGAATGACAGATACGCCAGAGTGGAATACATGGCAGTCAATGCGGAACAGATGCAATACTAAATCTGCTGGCAATTATGATTTGTATGGAGGGCGTGGAATAAAAGTCTGTGATCAATGGAATGATTTTAAAAATTTCTTTTTTGACATGGGAAAAAAGCCAGAAGGTCATACGTTAGACCGCATTGACGTTAATGGTGATTACTCAAAAGAAAACTGCCGCTGGGCAACTGATAGCCAACAAAACAGAAACAAACGAAACACTAAGAAATTTTTATTTAATGGCGAAATGCTTTGTTTGATTGAAATTGCCGAAAAATCAAACATTGATTACAACCGATTTTGTTCAAGAATATTTAAGTCTGGTTGGACTATTAAGGACGCAGCGTTAATCCCAGTGTCAAATCGTACTAGGGTGACGCGATGACCGAGAATAATCCCGTTGTCGAGCTGCATCCTAAAGTCTTACTGGATGCCGCGCTTAAATACGCGCTCCGCGGCTTTCGCGTCCTGCCGCTTAACGGCATACGCGCAGGCGTCTGCACCTGCGGCGACACTGACTGCCGGTCGCCCGGCAAGCATCCGCTGACGCCACACGGCGCAACCGAGGCCAGTTCTGATGAAATGACGATTCGCGGCTGGTGGTCTAAGTGGCCAACCGCCAATATCGGGCTGGCCATGGGTGATGCCGGCTGCGTGGCGCTCGATGTGGATACGCGCAACCTCGGGCATCTGTCGTGGGAGGCGCTCATACAGGCCAATGGCGCACTGCCAGAAACGCCTACGCAGCGCAGCGGGAACGGGTGGCACTATCTGGTCAGGATAGATGCCGAGGCTGTCAGGCGGTGTCGTGGCAAGCTGGCTCCGGGTATCGATGTCAAGGCGAACGGTTACATCGTGGCTGAGCCCAGCATCCACCATTCGGGGCGGCGGTATGCTTGGGACGACGGGCTGGATCTGCTGGCCGGCTTTACCCCGGCACGCGCTCCGGTCTGGCTGGAACGGATGCTCATGGAGCCAGCAGCGGAAACAGGGGGGTCCAGCTCTCCCAATTTGGGAAATTACACCTTGCCGGTGCAGCTCGCCGAGGCCGCAGACGCTTTGACGGTGCTCGATGCCGAGGACTATCACCAATGGATCGAGGCCGGGATGGCGTTGCACGCGACCGGATTGGGTGATCTGGCCTATCAAGTATGGGTGGAGTGGTCTGGCCAGTCGGGAAAGTTTGACCACAAGGTTCAGCGTGCGAAATGGCTGTCCTTTTCAACCAACAGGTCGGCCGGCGTGACGATTAAAACCCTATTTTCTCGCGCTCAAGCGGCAGGATGGAAAAACCCCATGTCAGGCACCGGGCAGGCACCGAAAACCACAGAACCCGAAATCACAATATCCGACCTAGAAAAACAATTATTGGCATTTAATGCCTTTGCCGATCCATTCACGGCAATACCCCACTTCGTCGACCGCTGGATACCGCACAACGAGGTCACTCTGCTGGCCGGTCACGGTGGCAGCGGTAAATCTTATGTTGCCATGTCACTGGCCATCCATGTTGCGCTAGGACGCCCATTCTGCGGTCTGGCAACGGTGGCAGCACCTGTCCTATTCTTTAGCGGCGAGGACGGCGCACAGGTCGTTTTGAGGCGCTTCCACAGCCTGTGCAAGGCATTATCTGTGGCGCCGGCAGACTTGGAGGGCAAGTTGCTGCTGCTCGACGCTTCCGACATAGATCCGGCACTGCACCGGGAGAACCGCGGTGTGACAGAAACCAAGCTGCTCGGCGCCCTGTCCGAACTGGTCGCCAAACTCAATATCGGGCTGGTGGTGGTCGACAACGCCAGCGATACCTTTGACGATGACGAGATTAAACGCGCAAAGGTGCGGCAGTTTGTGCGCTCTCTGCGCTCACGCATTGCCCGGCCTGATCGCGCCGTCCTGCTGCTGGCACACGTTAACAAGGTATCTGCCATTAATGGACGCGAGGCCGGCCGGGAGGATTATTCAGGTTCTACCGCGTGGCACAATTCGGTGCGCTCTCGCCTGTCGCTTAATGTTGAAAAGGACGAGAATTCTCTGGTAATTGAACACCAGAAGGCCAATCTGGGGCCGCGTGCAAAGCCCGTAAACCTGCGCTGGCACGACGGCGTGCCACTTGAGGACGGCAGCTTTACCGATGTTGGCGCCGCCGCCAGTGCTGCCATTCTTGCCGCCGCACACCGCAAATCCGCGGATCTGGCAAAGGGCGTGTTGGTCGGCATGATTAAAGATTTTAATAATCGCGGCGAAACGGTGACCACCTCCAACACTGGCCCCTACTCGGTTTGGATCATGTTAAGCAAGCGTTCAGGCTTTCCCAAAAGCGTTAAATCGTCATCCGATTTAATGGATTTATTGGCCGAAATGCAGGCCGATGGAACCGTTTATCGGTCAATATTTAAGACCAAAGACCGCAAAAAGAAGGAGGTGTTTATTGCCGGAAGTGCGCCAATGCCAGAAGAAAATGATGGGAATGGGGAAGAATGAGATGTTAGTAAGGACTAACATATTTGCGCCAAAGACGCCAAAAAGTGCGCCGCGCAATACCCCCCATACCCCCCCGTCGCGGTGCGGCGCATTGGCGCACCGACCGCGCCGATGTGCGCCATTGTTAAACATAGCGCGCATTGGCGCACATTGGCGCGCATTGGCGCAAAATAACTAAGGATTGAGATGACACCAACGCAGCGCAGTTTGGCATTTTTACGGGATGAGGGTTATCTGGTCGCAATCGTCGAACACTGGAATCCGTTCGCACGCATCCGGCAGGATCTGTTTGGGTTTATAGACCTGCTGGCCATCCGACGGGATGAAACACTGGCGGTGCAGGTCACGGCCAGCGGGGTGTCTGCCCGGGTTCACAAGATCGAATCCAGCCCACACCTCGGACGGGTTAGGGAGGCCGGCTGGCGGCTGCATGTCCACGGCTGGCGAAAAAACGCAGCCGGCAAATATGTGATGCGCGTGGTCGACCTGTCTTGACACCTTGACTTTTAAGATTTATTCTTATGGTGCGCGTATCTCCTCCGAGCGTGCAAACCCTGCGTAACCGCGGTCGGCGCCATGCGGGGGCGTCCATTAGGAAGTGACCGCGGTTACTTTTAAGGAATTGCATGAGTGACGTTGCCGATTTTGTTCTGGTGCTTTTCCATAGCGGAACGAACGCGCATCTCTTGCATTTGCAGACAGACTCATTTTCCGCGCATTCTGCGCTGAAAAATTACTACAAAGAAATTATCAAGCTGACGGACAGCTTTGCCGAGTCGTATCAAGGCCGCTATGGGCTGATTAACGACTACTCGTCCGACTACCATCTACCGATGGATGAACCCATAGCCTACGTTGCCGGGTTGCAGGCGTTCGTGCAAGAGTCTAGACAGCATCTGCCGCAGGATTCAGAATTGCAGAACTTGGTCGACGAGATCGCGGATCTCATCAACGAAACACTTTATAAACTGAAGTTTTTAAACTAGGAGAATCACATGGAATACGGCACAAAAGGCGCCAAAATCCCCGCGGTTAATTCGTCGACCGGTGGCGGCGAACGCAAAGAAAAAGAACGCAACGGCGTGGGTATGGGCAAGGCCGATGCGGTTGGTGCAGACAAACAATACGATACCGGCAAGACCGAGGGCGTCTGTTTTACGCACAACCGCGGCGACTATTACCCGAAATAAAGCATAAAAGCGAAAGCCCGACGCGGTAAGGCGTCAGGCTTTCTAACCAACGACAATAGAGGAGGTATTGCAGTGGCTGATTCAGATTCTACATGCAAAAACTGCCAGTTCTATACGGCAGGTAATTTTCTAGGGCAATGTCGGCGGTATCCGACTTTTATGAACCGGCACCAGAACGAATGGTGCGGTGAGCATGTCTTGCAATGCGTCAGCGAACATTATTCGCCGGTCGCGGTCAGGTTTGTCGATAAACAGGAAGATGCACCAAGAAAACGCGGGAGGCCAAGAAAATCATGAAGCTCAAACCCCGCGCAGATAAGATCGTGGTGTTGCCGTTGCCACGCATTAAAAGCGAAATCATCGAAGTCGTGATGACCGAGAACGATAACATGGGAACCGTCGTGGCCGTAGGGCCCGGCGGGTGGAACGTCAAAGGTAAGATCGAACCGACGCCGGTCGCAGTAGGCGATCTCGTGCGGTTCGGCACGATGGGCAAGGATGAATACCTAAAGTATTCAGAGTATATCGAAGATGGCGTAAAGTATTTAATCATGTCGTGGAAGGACATTTGCTTTGTCCAAGAAGCGGCTTAATTTTTTAAGGATTTAAAATGTCAAACTCAAACGAAATCGCAATCGGCGTTGCTTATCTGGATCAGGATATTATCGGTTCAAACTATTCGCTAGTCAGCGCACAGACCGGCCAGTTGGGATACAACACCGGCAGTGCTACCGCTGTGCCTGCCGCTGTTACGCAAGCAACCAGCAAGTCGACCGGTGTGACAATCAATGCGCCATGCGGCACGATCACAATGAACAACGCCGCTATGCTGACAACCGCAATTGTTTCTTTTACCGTTACCAACAGTTATGTCAGCGCGTATGACATTCCGGTCATTGCGATCAAGTCAGGCGGCACCGCGGGTGGCTATTCGATGGATATCGGCGCCGTGGCCGCGGGTTCGTTTTCGGTGACGATACAGAACATTACCGGCAGCACGCTTACAGAGGCAATCGTTCTGTCGTTTGCTCTTGTTCACATCGCACAACAATAATCATGCCGCTTAAAAAGTCCACATCGAAATTAGCCTTTTCTAAGAACGTCAAGGCTGAAGTCGGCGCCGGCAAGCCTGTTAAGCAGGCTGTGGCCATCGCTTATGCAGTCAAGCGGGAAGCATCTAAAAAGGCTAAAAAGAGATGACCTCCGCGTGGCAGAAGAAGTCTGGTAAGAACCCGGCCGGCGGTCTTAACGCCAAAGGCCGCGCCAGCTATCACGCCGAAACAGGCGGCACGCTCAAGGCGCCAGTTAAGGCGGGGGATAATCCCCGCCGCGCTTCGTTCTTGGCGCGTATGGGCGGTATGCCGGGGCCGGAGCATAAGCCCAGCGGTGAACCAACACGCCTGCTGCTCAGTCTGAAAGCGTGGGGTGCAAGTTCTAAGGCCGATGCCAAGAGCAAAGCGGCCGCGATCAGCAAGCGCAATAAAAAGACGAAATAATGCCCACACTGGCAGAAGTTCTTGATTTTATCAAGGCAGCTAAAAAGGGCGCCGCGACGAAGATCAGTGATTTGATCAATCAAGATCCGCAGCAACTGTCTATGGAAGGCAGGGCTAATTTCTTGCCGTATCAGGACACGCTGCCCGGCTCTGTGATGAACCAGCGAAGCTGGGCATTGCCCGGTATAGCCGCTGGCGGTATCAATGCTATAACGGCGCCGCGACGAGCTATGCAGGGCGTTTATGAAGCAGACGAATCCGGAAACATAACGCCGACGTTTAATGCGCCGGAAGAAGCGCAGAATGTATCGTTAAGTATGTTGGGCGGAGGTGGTGTGGCGTCGCGTGGTGCGCCGGCTGGTTCGTTGGGGATGAATGTGTGGCATGGCTCCCCACACCGTTTCCCGCCGACAGCCAAGAATCCGTTGGGTGAGTTTGACCCGACAAAAATTGGAACGGGCGAGGGAGCGCAGGCTTACGGGGTTGGGGCTGGTTATTTGGCAGAGCATCCGGAAGTGGCACGTGGATATGCTCAAAATGTCAGGGCTAAAACGCCATCAACAAATTTTAAATTGCCGGATGGACGTGATGTAAGGTTGATAAATGGCACCGATTGGTATTTGGGTAATCAGCCTATTACACACGATACGGCAACTAATTTATGGATTAAGGCTGGAAATAATCAATCCAATTTATATAAAGTTGATTTACCCGACGAACACATAGCGAAGATGCTGGATTGGGATAAGCCGCTGAGTCAGCA